CAGTTATTCCTAGTGATCTTACAGATTTAAGTATCTCTGATGGTACTAATGGACAAATTCTTACTACAGATGGTGCCGGTAACTTCTCATTTACAACTGTTGGCGGTGTATCAAATACGCTTGATGGTTTAACAGATGTTACTATTACTTCAGTTGCTGATGGCGAAGTACTTGCATATGATTCAGGTACATCATCATGGGTTAATACTACAGCTTCTTCTGGCGGTATTGCTTTAACAGATTTAAGTGTAGGAGCAGAAGGTACTGCTTCTGGAGATGGTGCAATTGCATATGATAATACAACCGGTGTATTTACATATACTCCTGCTGATTTAAGTGGATATGCATTAACATCAAGCTTAGCCACTGTTGCTACATCGGGTTCTTATGGTGATCTTACAGGTACACCTTCTTTAGCTACGGTTGCTACATCAGGTGCTTACTCAGACTTATCTGGAACACCAACTCTTGCTACGGTAGCTACCTCAGGTTCATACAATGATTTATCAGATCAGCCTACATTATATTCAAATTCAGATGTTGCTACATATTTAGCTGCAAATGATTATGATACAGCAACAAATATTATAGCATCTATTACAGATTCAGCACCTACGACTCTTGATACGCTTAACGAATTAGCTGCTGCTTTAGGTGATGATCCTAACTTTGCAACTACAATAACAAATAGTATTGCAACAAAAGCAAGTTTATCCGGTGCTACATTTACTGGTGATGTAACATTCCAAGGTTTAGCTACAATGGATGGCATTACTGAAGTTGTTAATAATAAAACTGGTGCTACCGGCGTTGTTGCTCATGATTTTGATACAGGAAGTATTTTCTATCATACATCATTAGCAGCAGACTTTACAGCAAATATTACAAACGTACCAACTACAAATGATCGAACAATTGGTGTTGCTCTAGTATTAAACCAAGGCGGTACTGCTTATATCCCAACAGCATTACAGATTGATGGAAGTGCAGTTACAATTAAATGGGCTGATGCTTCTGTACCATCAGGTAATGCTAACCAAGTTGATGTTGTATCATTTACACTCATAAGAACTGGTTCTGCTTGGGTTGCTTTAGGTGTATTGAATACATTCGGTTAATATGTTATGCCATTTTTCACATCGTTCTCAGGAAAAATACTTAGTGCACCAGGATTAAAGCTTGGTCCTAAGATTTTCCAATTCATAAAAACTTTTACATCTAATGTACAAGAATATAATCTTCGTACAGATCTATTAGCTAATGGATGGGACGGAGTGATGCCTGTTTCAGCTACCCTTACTGTCAATTCTGGCATATATATTTGGTCTAATTCTACTTCTACTGCAGCTTTCAATACTGGTACAATTGTATCTAATTCTATTATATCTATTATTAATAATGGCTATATTATTGGTAAAGGTGGCAATGGCGGTTCTGTTCCAACATCTAATAGAACAGGAAGTGCTGGACTAAACGGTGGCCCAGCTATGAATATTAATTATCCAGTTTCTATTACAAATAATTCATATATTGCCGGAGGTGGTGGAGGTGGGGGATCAGTTCGTGGTGATGATTCAACATCATCTACTGGCGGCGAAATTATTAGAGGAGGCGGAGGCGGCGGGGCCGGCGGCGGAAATGGTTCAGGCGGGGCAGTTGGAGGAAGCGTAGGTAGCACCGGTTCTAATGGAAGTACATATCATGGTGGTGCTGGCGGTCGAATATTACCTGGCACAGGAGGTTCCGCTTCTCAAGTTGGACCTGGGCCTGTTGTTTTTAATGGAAAAGGCGGTGGTGCTGGTGGTAGTGGTGGTGCTATAACTGATTGGGCAGCATATATGCCTCCACAGATACTGGTTACAGGTGGTGGTGGTGCTGGTGGCGGCGGAGGATGGGGAGCTTCTGGTGGAGGATCCCATTATGCCGCAACTGGAGGAACTGGTTATTATACAATACCTGGTGCAGGTGGATCTGCAAATAATAATGGCGGCACTGGTTCTGGTTTAACTAGTCCCGTGTACCCTAATATTACAACAGCGTCAGGAGGTGCTGGCGGTAAAGCAGTTAATCTTAATGGTAATACAGTAACTTGGGTCGCAACAGGTACAAGATATGGAGCAATAAGCTAATGCCTTTCTTTACTTCATTTTCAGGTAAGATCTTAAGTGCGCCAGGTTTAAAACTTGGTTCAAGATTATTTCAATTTGCAAAAACTCTTTCATCTAATGTACAAGAATATAATTTAAGAAATGATCTGCTAGCTAACGGTTGGGATGGTGTTACACCGGTTGATGCACAAATCACAGTAAATTCTGGTGTATATGTTTGGTCAGATAATATAAGCACAGCAGCATTTACTACAGGATCTCTAGTTGCAGATTCAGTTATATCGATTATTAATAATGGTTATATTATTGGTAAAGGTGGTCATTCTGATTCGTATAACGGCGCATTTAATACATCAACAATTACTTCAGTACAATCTGGTGGACCTGCAATAAATCTCAATTATCCAGTGTCAATCACTAATAACTCTTACATCGCTGGAGGCGGTGGAGGTGGACGAAGCGTATGGGACAATACTTATAATTATGCTTTTAGAGGAGGCGGTGGCGGCGCAGGCGGTGGTAATGGTGGTTATGTTTTAGAATCTGGTCAAGGTCCATATAATATAGCTCCTCCTGCTGGATGGAATACCACAATGCACCCCGGTTATGGCGGTGCAGTAGGAGCTACAGGTACTTATGGCGGTGGTATATCTCATTATTACTTTTCTTTCTGGATTGGCGGTGGTGGAGGAGGCCGAATATTACCAGGTACTGGTGGAATCGGAACAAGAAATATGACATGGTATCTTAGTGGAGGCTATGATATATTTAATAGTGGGTTTGCACAAGGCGGTGGTGCTGGTGGTGGTGCCGCAAATGGATATCCAATAAATAATCCACCTAATGGTGCTGATGGGGGTAGCGCAAATAATCCTGGAGGAACCGGAATTGCAAACAATAGCACTGCAGGCGCTGGAGGCGGTGGAGGCTGGGGTGCATCGGGCGGATCTTCATCAAGCGGTTTATCAGGCGGCGGCGGTGGTAAATGTGTAAATTTAAATGGTAATAGTGTAACCTGGTTAGCAACAGGAAATAGATATGGAGCAATTTCATGACAACAAAATACGCAGTATTAAATCCAAATGATGGATCATATACATACTTTGAAACAGAACAAGAAGCATTAGATGAATTTTATCTTAGATTAGTGCAACACGCACTTCCACATTTTCATAATATTACTCATAGTATAGTAACAATTGATGAGAATGGGGCAGAAACGTGGACAACGCCTGACGGAAATATTTTAGAAACGCCACAGGATAATTATCAAGACTTATCTGTTGCTATGGAAAGAGCAAGAGCAATGTTGGATAAAACACTTTCTTAATGGCAACACTTGAAAAAATAGTTGAACATAGATTGACTATATGTCAAAACTGTGATAAAATGACAGACAAACATACTTGCTCTGAAACAAAAGATTTATTATTAAATATGGTTATAATAAGATCAAATAAATGTCCACTGAATAAGTGGTATAAACCATTTAATGGTACTCTTCCATTAACCATATTAGGAGACAATAGTGGGACCTGAAATTAGTTTTAATTTAGTAGATGGTGTTTTTGCTAAGCAAATGCATTTTAAATATGCTGGTGATATAATGGAAGGACATCAACATACACACAATCATTTAACATTATTAGCTGCAGGTAAGTTAAAAGTTACTGTAAATGGAAAAACATCAGAATTTACTGCTCCACATATGATTTTTATACATAAAGATCATAACCACGAATTAGTAGCATTAGAAGATAATACTGTGACATATTGTATTCATGCGGTAAGAGATAAAGATAGTGGAGATATTATTGATGGTACTATTTATCCGGAAGGAATAATTAGTACAATGGAAAAACTTACAAAATAAGATATCTATAGTGTATTCTAAATGATTATAAATAATAGAAAGAACAATAGGAAATAAAATGGCTGTTACAACACGACAACAATTAATAGATTACTGCCTAAGAGACTTAGGCGAGCCAGTTGTTGAGATTAACATCGATGATTCTCAAATAGAAGATCGTGTTGATGAAGCACTTGAATACTGGAGACAATATCACTTTGATGGTATTGAAAGAGTTTACTTAAAACAAAAAGTGACTGCATCTGAAATGCTTATGGCATCTCCGATTGCTGGCTTTACACTTAATGAAAAAGTAACTGGTCAAACTTCAGGTGCTACCGCAAATGTAACTCGAGAAATTGATCAAACAATACGAGATTTCAGAGAATCAAGTGGTAATACACTGTTAGTTAAAGATTTTAATGGTGACTTTACTCCAGGTGAAACTGTAGTGGGTGAATCTTCTGGTACAAGTGTAGTATTAACATCAGTGACTAAAGGTACATACGATAACAAATATTTTGATTTACCTGATTTAGTATATGGTGTTAATCGTATTATTCCATTTGCTGCTGCATCAACATCTAAAAACTTATTTGATTTACAATATCAATTAAGATTAAATGATTTATATGACTTAACATCAGTTTCATTAATCTATTACAAACAAGTAATGCAACATATTGCTTTATTAGATTTAGAATTAAATGGTCATCCAATCTATCGATTTAATCGTATGCAAGGTCGTTTATTCTTAGATATTAATTGGGGCGCAGACATTGCCCTTGGAGAATATATTATTGTTGAATGTTATAGAGCATTAGATCCTGCAGAATGGACTAAAATATGGAATGAACCATGGTTGAAGAAATATACAACTGCTCTTATTAAACGCCAATGGGCAACAAACATTAAGAAATTTACAGGTATTTCATTACCAGGCGGTGTAACACTTGATGGTAATGCTTTATTTGATGAAGCTAATAACGAAATTTCACAATTAGAAGATGAGTTAATTAATAAATCAGCTCCACTTGAATTCTTTTTAGGATAACTAATGCCACGTTCAGTATATTTCAGTCACGGCACTAGGTCAGAACACTTACTACATGAAGATATTATTGTAGAATCTATTGGCATATATGGTCAAAATTTCTATTATATTCCACGAGAACTTGTAGCAAAAGATGAGATCTTAGGTGAAGATAGACTTTCAAAGTTTAAGAAAGCATTTGCGATTGAAATGTACTTAGAAAATGCAGAAGGATTTGAAGGCCAAGGTGCATTTATACAACGATTCGGCGGTATGATGATGGAACAATCTGCTACATTAACTGTAGCAAGAAGACGTTGGGAACAATTAGTAGGAAGATTTGGTGCAACAACAATACCATCACGACCAAATGAAGGTGACTTATTATATTTCCCTTTAACAGATGGTTTATTTGAAATTAAGTTTGTACAACATCAAGATCCTTTCTATCAAATTGGTAAACTCTTTGTATATAAACTTGAAGTTGAACTCTTTCAATATGCTTCTGAAAGAATGGAAACTGGTGTTAAACAGATTGATGACTTCGAAACACTTAAATCATTTAGTACAGATGTTGTAAAGAATGGTACAATAAGAGAAATAAGAGTGACAAACCGAGGTATAGGATATAATACAGCTCCAACAGTTGAAATTTCTGCGCCACAAGCAGCGCAATCTACTGCATTAGCAGTTGGAACTGTAGTTAATGGCGCATTAAACGCTAT